TCAAGGCTCTGGAAGTCAAGCCTTTCGAGACTGCAACCACAACAACCATCCAGTTCCGTGGATCAACGATGGCGGACGGCGAACTGATCGATGCGGCTGCTTTCGTAAGATTCGCGCAGGCATAATTTGACAGGTAGCGTGGGCGGGGTAACTCCTGCCCACTGATTCCATACGGAGGTGGCTATGGTTGACCAGGCTCTTATCTATTCCGCAAAAATGGCGGCAAGAATAACGACGGATTACTACGACGTAGAGGTCGAACGCCTGCTTAATGCGGCTATGTTGGACATGGGCGTGGCGGGCGTAGTTATCCCGGCAGAAGTTGACGATCTTGTCCAACAGGCGGCTATCACATATTTCCTTATGCACTTCGGACAGCCCGATAACTACGACAGGCTGAAGAGGTCATACGACGAGCAGAAAGCACAGTTAGGCACTAAGACGGGGTACACAACATGGACAGAAGCGACATCATCGAACTGATTCCGACTACTACTGCGCTCGATGAGTACGGAGTGAAGCGGACGGTTGAAGGCGAGCCGCGCGTTGTGATGTGCCAAGTCAGAGGAATCACACGGAATGAATTCTTCGAGGCAGGCCGCAATGGTCTCAATCCGGAATTCCAGTTTGATGTGTTTTCTGGGGACTACGAAGGCGAGCGGCTCGTTAGATACAAGGACAAGCAGTATGCCGTATATCGTACCTATTTCGGGCACACCGACACGATAGAGCTCTATTGTGAGCGGAAGGGCGGAACTAATGGCGCGTAAGGTTGGCATCGAGGGATTACAGGACGCACTCGAAAAGACTCTGGAAGAGTACGGCGAGGAAATCGAGCAGAAGAACGAAGAGGTCGTACAGAAGGTCGGGCGGAAGGGCGCAAAGGCACTCCGAGAATCCGCTTCGGGCAAATTCAACGGCAATAAGTACGCGCCCGGTTGGTCCGTAACGTTCGAGGGCGACAGGATCCACCAGACCGCCATTATCTACAACAAGCGCATGCCGGGACTCGCACACCTTCTGGAGCACGGACATGCAAAGCGTGGCGGCGGGCGGACAGACGGCAATCCGCACATCAAGCCTGTTGAAGAAGAGATTGTTAAGTTATTCGAAGATACATTGCGGAGGGAGTTATGACACCCGCACAAGTTAAATCAATGATTGATGCGGTTGGTATCCCTTCCGCATATTACCAGTTCGCAGATGGTACGGGACAACAGCCGCCGTTCATCTGCTATTTTTTTACATCCGCTAATGATATGTCCGCTGACAACATCAATTATTGCCGCATTGAGCGGCTCAACATTGAGTTATACACGGACGTTAAGGACTTTGCGCTTGAGAAGTCTCTGGAGCAGATTCTCACTGCAAACGAGATTTTCTTTGCCAAAGACGAGACCAATCTGGACTCCGAGCGGATGCATGTAACTGTTTATCAATCCGATATTATTTTGGAGGTCTAAAAATGCCTAACACCAATAAGGTTAAATTCGGAATTAAGAATTGCCATTATGCGGTTGGAACAGTCGCAGACAATGGCTCTATCACATACGACACACCCGTCGCACTTCCTGGCGCGGTGAGCCTTTCCCTTGAGCCGCAGGGCGAGAATACTCCCTTCTACGCGGACAACATCGTTTACTACATGGGCAACTCCAACTCTGGTTATCAGGGTGATTTGGAGCTTGCTATTGTGCCCGACCACTTCAAGAAAGCGGTTCTCGGCTTCAAGGAAGACGGCAACGGCATCCTTTACGAGGACGCGGGCGCGGAGGCTGTGCACTTCGCTCTTACATTTGAGTTTTCCGGTGATAAGCACGCGCGTAGGCATGTGATGTACAACTGCACGGCAACACGCCCGACAGTAGGCAGTACAACAAATACTGAGTCTAAAGAGCCTCAGACGGAGAGCATTACAATCACGGCTACGTCCGCATACATCCCCGCTCTTGACGCTGATGTTCCCAAGGCGGCGTGCAATGCGGGTGACACCCAGTATGCAACATGGAACGAGTCTATCTATGTTCCCGTGGCGCAGTCTTAAGGAGGTCAAATGAGAGGTACAGTACGCATCGGTGATAAGGATGTTGAGATGGTAGCAAACGGCGCTACGCCGTTTATCTACAAACGGGTCTTTCGCCGTGACTTCTTGGCGGCAACTCAGACGGAGGACATGACCGTTTATTCCGAGTTGGCGTTTATCATGAGTCAACAGGTGGAAAAGCCGATGAGTGAGTTACTCAAGAATTTGACGGTGGACGATTTTTACGCGTGGGTTGAGGGGTTTGAAGCCATGGACATTGTCAATAAGGCGGCGGAGATTTTCGCCCTTTATCAGGGACAGGCTAACCCCTCGTCTACGTCAAAAAAAAAGAAGTAAAAACAGATAGACCGTTTAACACGGCGGTCTATCTACTCAGGATCATCGAGGCGGGAATACCAATTTCTTGCCTCGATTTTTTTGAAGTCGGAGAAATTTTGGACATCCTGATAGAGCGCGGTAATGATGGGGAGACCTACAACCGCATAGGAAGTCAGGAGGATATGGACAGGTTTTAATCATGGCGGCAAATATCAAGGGCATAACCATAGAGATTAACGGCAACACAAAGCCACTGCAAAAGGAGCTGAGTGCTGTCAACAAGTCCATAAAAGACACTCAGAGGCAGTTACGAGACGTAAACAAGCTCCTCAAGCTTGACCCCAAAAACACCGAGTTGTTGAAGCAGAAACAGGATTTGCTCAACAAGGCGGTAAAGGATGTTGAGGAAAAGCTCAAGAAGGAGAAAGAGGCTCTAAGTCAGCTCAAAAACGGAGACCAGACCCCAGAGGTCACCCAGAAAATGACGGAGCTTGAACGCCAGATTATCGCTGATGAACAGGCGTTAAAGAAAGCCAAGAAAGAGCTGAAAGATTTCGGTGATATTGGCAAACAGCAAGCTAAAGCCGTCAATGAGGCGTGGGCGAAAACAGGCAAGAAGCTCCAAGATGTCGGTGACAAGGTAAAGGGTGTTGGGGACGGAATGACAAAGAACGTCACCGCTCCGATAGTTGCCACTGGCGCGGCGGCTCTGGCGGCGTTCAACGAGGTTGACGCGGGTTACGACACGGTTATACAGAAAACAGGCGCGACAGGTGATGCGGCTCAAGAGCTGTATGACATCGTAGACCAACTTGCCACCACGATACCTACGGACTTTGCAACGGCGGGCGAAGCTGTCGGCGAAGTCAACACGAGGTTCGGGTTGACAGGCGATGCGCTCCAAGAGCTGTCTGAAAAGTTTATCATGTTCGCCCAACTCAACGGCACAGATGTTACTTCCTCGGTTGACTCAGTGCAGAAAGCATTAAGTGCTTTCGGTTTGAGCGCAGATGATGCGGGCGCATTGCTTGACCGTCTGAATAAGACAGGACAGGAAACGGGCGTTTCGGTTGACACGCTGACTGCGGGACTTATCCAGAACGGTACAGCCTTCCAAGAACTCGGTCTTAACATTGACCAGTCAGTCGCCTTGATGGGCGAAATGGAGAAGTCTGGTGCTAACGGGGAGACCGTCATGCAAGGACTCCGCAAGGCGTTGAAGAACGCGGTGGAGGACGGCAAGCCACTCAACCAAGCATTGGATGAGCTACAGGATGCAATCGAGAACGGCACGGACGATATGGACGGTCTGACAGCCGCTTACGAGCTGTTTGGCAAGTCTGGTGACCAAATTTACGGCGCGATCAAAAACGGCTCTCTCGATTTCCGCAACCTTGGCAAAGATGCATCAGATGCGGCGGGGAGCGTCTCAGAGACGTTTGAAGAGACCCTAGACCCGATTGATGAATGGAAGACTACTCTTAACCAATTGAAGCTCACAGGGGCGGAATTGGGCGCGACAATCGGACAGGTGTTACAGCCTATCTTGGAAAGGATGGCGCAAGTAGTCTCAGACCTTCGACAGAAATGGGAGGAGCTGTCACCCGAGCAACAGAACATGATTGTTCAAATCGCGGGTATTGTCGCGGTGGTCGGTCCGGTAGTTGCCATAATCGGCTCAATAATATCGGCTGTGGGAACACTCATGACGGCTATCTCGGCGATTGCGGGCGTTCTGGGGGTGGCGGCATCCACCGTTGGCATAGTCATTGTAGCCATTACAGCGGCAATCGCGGTGATTGTTTACGCTATCACGCATTGGGAACAGTTCAAGGCAGTAGTTGCCAACGTGACACAAGCCATCTCGGACTATGTCACCCAACTCAAAGAGAAGATACAACAGAAGTTTGAGGAGATTAAGCAACAGATTGCTCAAAAGATAGACGCGGTCAAGTCTGACATGGCATCTAAGTGGAATCAGATTAAAAGCGATGTATCCAACAAGGTAAGCGGCATTAAGTCTGATGTTGTAGCCAAGTGGGAACAGATTAAATCTGATGTCGGCAACAAAGTTGTCAGCATGAAGAATGATGTTATTGGGAAAATCAATGAGTGGAAGTCATCCATTACCGAGAAACTCAACGACATCAAAAGTAAGTTTACCGAGAAATTCGATGATATCAAGTCGAAGGTCAAGGGCGTTGTTGATGACATCAAGGGGTTCTTCGAGGGAATGAAACTCAAAATCCCGAAACCCGAACTCCCCGCACTGCCTCATTTCAGCTTAAGCGGAGAGTTTAGCCTCAACCCGCCGAGCGTTCCTCATCTTAGTGTTGATTGGTACAAGAAGGCGATGGACATGCCGTATATGTTCACGACCCCCACCGTCATGCAGACACCATACGGTGCTATCGGCGCGGGCGAAGCGGGGCACGAGATAATGTACGGCAAACAGGCGCTCATGCGTGACATTGCCAATGCAAGCTCGGCGAACAACGCAAACCTTGTTAATGCCTTCTACCGTGCGATGGTGGCGGCTCTTAAGACGGCAGACCTCACGGTAGACATCAACGGCAGAGAGTTTAAGAGAGTTTTGAGAGAGGCGGGTGTGAAGTCATGAGAGTACCGATAACTTATGTTGCCTCAAGTGGCAACACCTACAACCTCATCTCTAATGGCATCAAGCACAGAGATGCCAATTATTACAATTGGACTTGGGAAGTCGAAGGCACGAAACTCCAATACGGATATCGTGTTGCTGACTTCTCAAGAGATGCGGCTGTATATGATACAGAGCTGATTTTTTACGGCTCTGAAAGGCGGAGACGCGCTCTTATACAGAACCTCCATGATGATTTTGAAAATGATGTGCGTACAAAGCGCGCGGGCAGAATCATTTGGGGCGATTACTATTTAGAGTGCTTTATTACGGAATCATCCACCGAGCCGACAGAGGTTGGCACATGGACGAGCAACAAGATAACGATATACGCGCCTTATCCTTTCTGGGTGCAGGACTTCCACGTTACTCTCCCCTCGTCACAGGAGACATCGGGCGGTTATCTGGATTACACGTTTGATTACGCTTATGACTATACCGCTCCCGCAATGGACACGCGGCACATTCAAACAAACTTCCCGTTTGAATCGGAGTTCGAGATGGTCATCTACGGTTTGGCGGTCAATCCCCGCGTGGTAATTAATGACTATGCATATGCCTTGTATGCGACTATTCCGCAAGGCGCTTATGTGGTCATCAATTCCAGACAGAAAACCATCATGATGTATCAGAACGGAACGAGAACGAACATGTTCAACTTCCGGAACAAGACCGCATCAATCTTCCAGAGGATTACGGGCGGTGACTTGACCATCTCGTGGGATTCATCTTTTGGTGTTGACCTTACGATTTACCACGAACGCTCAGAGCCTAGAGTGGAGGTGGTCACATGATCAGCGTGATCGTAGCCGCCGCAACAGGTGAAGAGATTAGAGACTTAGTTTACAGAGAATACGATTTTGAGGTAGGGG